GATTGCTTGTATGCACCCCACTGAGCATCAGTGAAGTTTGCAGGACGAGTGTAAGTCTTACCACCGACCGTGACGCTGTTTGCTGCCTGTGCAGGTGGAGCGCCAGCTGGTGCTTGCTCTGTGGCCGAGTAGAAGATGTTTTGCGTGTTGAGACCGTAGCCCTTGGAGATGCGCTCCAGTCCTGTTCGGACTGTCTTCTCGCCTTCCAGTGCGCTGTTGTACAGGCCTTTGGCTTGACCTTTGAACGCTTCACGCTGTGATTTGTTCAGGCGCTCACCGCTGGCCACTTTGTTGTAGATGTTCATCACGCGCTCAGGCACGCCAGCTGCGTTTTGTGCTGTGGCAAATTCGCCTTCACGCACCACAGAGCCTGGGTCGAGCATTTTCATGTAGCCAAAAATCAGCGACAAGTCGCCGACTGCGTTGTCCTCAGACGAGAGCACGCGACCGTAGGCCGACTTGACTTCCTGATACGGCTTGGTCTGGTCGTTGTATTCCTTGCGGAACTTGGTTTCCATCTCTGGGCGCTTTTCGGCAGGAATGATGCCACTGAGGATTTGGTTTGCCTCAGCTTCTGCACGCTTGGCTTCTGCGCCGGACTTGGCCGCTGCTGCACGCGAGTTGGCTGCTGCTGCCTTGGCTTGATTGATCTGCTCCTTTGTCAGGTTCAGGTCAGTCAGGAACTTCTCAGGTGCAAACTTGGCTTCTTGCTCCTTGATGATGGCCTCAGAGCTGAGTTTCACCAGCTCGTATGGTTGCTTTTCCTCAGCTCGGCTTGTCGAGAGTGTCTTGTCGACGTTCTCGAGCAGTTCTTTGCCACCAGGCAGACCGGCTGTCATCAGACCAATGATGGTTTGTGCACCAGTTGGGTTGAGTTCGATCAATTGCAGGGAGTGCTCAGACGCTTTGGCTTCTTGCTCACGGCCAGCGTTGCGCTGTGCAGCGGCTTGCTCCTTGAGCAGATTCTTTGCAATGTCAATCTGGCCAGACTTCACTGCCGAGTAAACCTGCGCTGCGTTACGCAACGAGTTTTGCTGTTGTTCGGCATTGAGCATGTCGAACGATTTGCGCACGCTGTCGGCTTGATCTTTCGGCAAGAAGGCAGTGGCGCGTGCATAGTCTGCTGCGGTTGCATTTGGGTTTGTGAACAGCGTTTTCAGTTCCGTTTGTGCCTGCTGTGCTGCCTGTTGCGCTTCGCGTTTTGCTTGCATTTCTGCAATGCCTGCGCCCATCTTCATACCGCCGAGTGCAGCTTCAAATGGGCTTTGCACATCGACCGAGTAATTGATGGGGGCTTGGAATGGGTTGATGGTCGCCATGTTGTTTTCCTTTTAGAACCCGAAGCCCATGCCAGCCTTACCGCCTGCGCCGTACTGCATACCAAGGAATTGAGCTGGCATGTTCAGGACTTGACCGTATGCTTTCGCCTGGCCAAGTTCACCGCCTGCAAGAGCTGCACCTTGCTGGCCCAAGAGGTTTGCCACGTTTGTGCCTGTCTCCATGCCAGCAGCACCAACGCCAGCAGCAGAGCGCTGACCGAGTTGCGTCATGCCACCTAAGCGGCCATATTGCTCCTCGATCAAGCTGGACAAGAGTTGTGGACGGAACTGAGCCAGTGCGCCTTGGATGTTGCCACCACGCAGACCACCAGTGGCCGATGCACGCTGAAGCAATGCTTCCTCTCCTTGTTTTGCAAGTGCTTGGAATGTCTCTCCACCTGAGATGCGTCCGATGGCAGCACGTTCGGCCTCTGGCCCTTTCAGGCCGAGGAACGCTTGCTGTGCTTCAAGTGCTGGAGCACCTGCCTCTGTGTAAGGCTTGAGCAAGGCTTGCAGTGCATCAAACTGACGGCGCTGCTCAGCAATGCCAGCTTGCGATGCGCCAGCTTGAATGCCTGCGGCTTCACCTGCTGCGTCAGCCTGCATCATGCCGCCGACGAGTTGGCTTCCGCCAACAATTAGGGCTGTGGTTGGATCAGGCATTGCCGAACTCCTTCATGTAGTCTTCAAATTTCTCGCCATACAACTCCATGACCAAGTGAGCGTTCTTTGTTGCAAATCCTGGGCCATGCGTGAGAGATACGGCCATCAGGATTAGGTCATAGTAGCCTGCACGCCAGACGAATGAACGTGCATCGGCTTGGCCTGCACGCTCTGCTGTGTCAGATGCTTGCCACTTTAATATCATGGCAGCAAGCAGTGGCACGATGTGGTGGCTGTGGGCAATAAAGAATTGGTTTTGATGCATTCCAACCAGTGTGTTCCAGATGGTCGCATTCAGGTCTTTGCGCTCGACCGTGTCGCCATCGGCAACATCGTCAAACACCTGAATGGCATCGTAGACCATGACCAGCCATTCCACGACTGGTGCAGGCAGCATAAGAACCTTTTGCAGGTTCTCTCTGAGCCAATCGATACCAGTCATGTGCAACTCCTGTTTAGGGTGAGCTGCTGGCGGCTCGATAAGCTCAGCGAGTTTATTTTCCCACATTTTGGCATTTGGTCAATCTTCCATATCGAATTCACGTTCTTCCCAAGCCTGGCATGAGCGCAGGTCGTGGCAGATGAAGTCGAATTTATTGCAGTATCCACGAAAACCGGCATCGGTGTCCCAGTCGTTGCGCGGGATGCGCTCCATCTTGGCCTGCGTCATGGTGCTGTTGTCGTAGTACTCGCAGTTGGAGCAGCGACGACGACGAGCCTCTTTCTCATCCACTTGCATGGCTTTGCCAAGCGCCAGCCAGTATGTCTTGTTGGCTGTTGGCTCATTGCTTGGGTTCTCAGGGCCGAGCATCCAGTCGTCGATCACGACCTGGGTGTTCTTTTTATTCTCAGATGTGGTGATGAACTCGTCGCCCATCGGCAATCCTGCAAAGCCTTTTGGCATCATCATGAATTTGTCCATGCTGTTCTCCTTGATTAAGTAATTTCGCGGCCAGATGCGCGGATGGTCAGCGAGGTGGCTGCGCTGGCAATGGTGCTGATGTAGCCACCAGGTTCGAGCGCCTGGCCAACCAGTTCAGGACAAGTGTATGTCTCATCTGGTGCAATTGCGCGGGTGTCCAGAATCAGGTTATCAGCGCCTGGCGTTCCGCCGCTTGTGACCAAGTTGACGCTGATCGTCACATTGCTTGCGCTGGTGTTGGTGACGGTGAACTTGTCAATGATGGCCTTGCAGTTGTTGGCTGTGTATTGTGTGGTTTGGCTGTTCTCTGCCTGCTTTGCTGGAATCAGCACTTTGATTGATACGGTCATGTTTTGTCCTTACTGTTGAACTTGAGTGACTGAAAGCACCACCGCTGGTGCGGCTGGCGCAAATGCTGTGGACGCAACGCTGTCAACAGTGACGTTGGTGCTGTCTGCTGCGAAGGCTAGCTCGACGTATTCGTTGGCTGCAAGAGACACGGTCTCGTTGAGCGCGATTGGGATGTATCCGTTGTTCAGGTCTGATGTGACAAGGCGTGCACTGTTGGCAATGGCCGTACCGTTCTTCTTCCACCATACCCAAATGTTCTTGGATGACGAGCTGCCGCTTGTCAGTTGAACGGTCGCGTCAAACTGGTAGAGGCCGGACTCGGGCACGATGATTTGGCTGGTGGTTCCGCCAATGACAATGCCATTGCTGATTTGTGTGTTGTCGAATGTGAGCCGGTATTCGGTGTTGATAACGGCAGGCGTTTGGTCTGTGGTCTTGGTGAACACGCCGTAATACTGCATCTGCTGGATGGTTGGTCGCACGAAGATGACGCCAGTCGTCGCATTTGATGTGACGCACGCTGCCACTGGGATGACGTTGTTTGGTGCTGTTGGTTTGACGTTGGTCAGTGCGCCGGCAACTGTTGGGCTGGCATAAAGAATGTCACCAGGGCTGAACGCACTGGTGTCAACATCACGAACGAATCCCCATGTGGTGCAGTAACCCTTCTCGCCGCTGTCTGGCAGATCGTGGGTCATCACGCCCAATATGTAGAGAGATGGTTGTGCGCCGTCTGCGAGATATGGTGCAACAAGAAGCGCATTTGACGTTGCGCCTGCAAAGCCAACGACTGTGCCATTGGGAATGGTCACGCCGGTGGTGTTTCCAACACGAGCATAGGTCTCTTGGCCGATCTGCTGGGTTACGCCGTAGTCCATGCCGAGGTTGACGGTTTGGTCTGTGGTATTCCACGCGAGGCGACGAGTTTTGTCAGCAGGGGTTGGTGATTCGCTCAGATCAATGTAATCTGTCGCCACCGAGTTGTTGTTTTGGATGGCTGGGCCATTGGCCAAAAGTTCCACCGCTGCGGCCAATCGGCTGATCTGGGCAAGCGCCTCGTTTGCGGTGGCCGCTGCTGTGTCTGCCTGGAACTCGAAGTCGGTTCCTGTGATGACTTGCAGCTCATCCACGACAGAAAAAAGCAGCTCAAACTGCCTTATTTGCTGCTGATCTGTCAAAAACTGCGCAAGCTGGTCTCGCGTCAGGTTGAGTCTGCGTGAAATTGGTGCGGTTGCCATCAGAATTCCAATGCCTCAATCTGGGCTTCAAGGCGAACAAATGACACATGAGCATCGCTGTCGCCACGGAAGCGTTGGATGCGCCAGTTGCGCATGTGGCCTTGCTGGAACCATGCAAGGCGTTTGGCTGTGTTGCCAATCGTACCCACTGTGATGCTCCGGTCTTGGCTCCAAGTCTGTCCGTCTATGCTGTAGCTCGTGCTGATTTGTGGATTCGTGCCCAATGTAACGCTGCCTGTCAAACTGACCAATTCAAGCTCATTGAAAATCACACCGTTCCCATCGTTGTAGACGATGAGCGTGCCAAATTCCCAGCGTACTTGCTGGCCCCAATGATTACCAGTGGTCTGCACCAAGTACCCAATGGCGCTGGACTGAGGGTCGCCCACTAACCATTTGTCGTAGCACCAGACCAGATTGCGTGCGCGGTACTGAGAAAAGCCGACCACAGTGGTTGTCAGCGTGAACCAGACCTGTTCGCCAAGTGCTTCAGATGCCGATGCATCGTAGACGATGGTGCGGTCTGGCAAGTGCACGTAGAGGTGCTCATGGTTCTTGTCATTGCGTGCTTCGAGCTTGACTGTGGAAAGTTGCGACTCGGTGTATTGCAAAAGCAGATTGTCGATCTCTTGCGTGCTGATCTTTTGTGTCGTGGCTGCTGCACCGACATAGATGCCTGGCGCTTCATTTCGGCCACCACCAAGAAATGCAATGCGTTCAATGTAGACGCAGCACGCCTGTGTCCCGATGACACCTTTTTGGATTTGTGCGCCATCGATGCGTGCGAATGGGAACAACTCTCCGCCCACGTTGTCGAACACCTCGATGGTGTTGCGGTTCAGCGCGTAAACCTCGTTGCGCAACTTGAGTAGCGCCACCACTGGGTCTGGGTCAACTTCTGAGCTGCCGTACTTCAGCGGGTTGACTTGTGTGGGGTCTGACAGCTCAGTGACGATGAGGAACTCACCGTCAGTGGTCATGAAGTAGCCATCGACCCACACCACATCAAGCACAACTCCAAGGTCAGGGTCAGTTACTTGCACAAGGCCTAGTGTGCTGCTCCAATAAAACAGCTTTCCTCCACTTGCAATGGCCAAGCGGTCGAAGCTGTAGTCCATTGTCACCAATGTATTGGCTGGGCCACCAACATCACCAAGAACTGTCACAGTTCCATCTCTGGCCACGGTCACTAGCTTGGTTCCCATGACTCGGTAGCAGATGCCGTCCCAGTTGATTCCACCACGATCAGTGCCTGGGCCTGTGCCGTTGGCCACAATGCCATCGCCTGGTCGCAGGAATCCGTTGCTGATGCCAGACTTCTTTGGCACAGGCACCATGTTGACCGGATAGGCAGTGCGAAGCTCTGGCGTGTTGTCAGCGTAGATGCCGTTGAGGATTGGGATTTGCATGGCTTACCACTTGACCTTATTGGCCCAATACGCTGCGCTCATCTTGCCCTTGGCAATGTTCTCAGCGTGTCTGGCCTTGAATG